CAGTGTCTTCAGTGACATAGTAACTGTTCTCACCTGATCCAACTTTTACAGCATACCTTGTTGGACCGACTACGGCATTTCGTTTGCTAAAGATGCGATCCCAATTATCTTCGTAAGTTTCCCTATCTACATCAAAGGGTCTTGGTTTACTTCCCTTTCCCATTTTCAACTAACTCTCTATTCTCCGATGATTCAAAAAACTTGCGGCGATATACCGTGTTGCCTTTGTCCGGCGACTCGTATATCCAAGTCTCGTCTTTATCTTCAAACCACTCTTTATATGTAATCAGTGGTTCATTGTCTCCTTCGCGGCGGGCCAGTTCAGCGTGATACAACTTTCTTCGCTGAACATCAATATCCATAGGGGCATATTGATTTTCTTGTACTACCTTCACGCCATGTACTGCGTCAAACGTAGCACTCAACTGTTTAAATGCATAATCTTTCGTGTTCATAACAATTCTCTTCTTCTTAGTTCTTGTTTTACAAACTCTTTCCACATCTCCTGACTTTTGGCACTAGGATGAATGTGCAAATCTTTTTCTGTCTCTCCTGTTTCCCAGACTCTAAATTCCTGCATACCGCCCATCTTCACCGAGTCGTTTTCATAGAACAACCATGTGTCCCAATCAATCAAATCGTACCAGTGTTTGCAGTCTGGATACTTTTTGTCAATGCGGTGATCGGCATACTCTTGTGTCAGATCAACCTTTCCTCTTTTGGTGGTATCATAGTTATCCCAAAGTCTCCAAGCAACCCAACCCGCCGTGGCCTGTACTCGTTCTAGCATAGACTTTTCTGTGGCATGTTGTCGTATTGGATCGCTGATATGCAAATCATGAAACAGATTTTGCCAACCCATGTTTATCAATGGTATGTTCATTGACTTGCACAGTGATTGGACCGTGACCATGGCACGGCACATATCGATATAGGATTGATCTTTACTGAAATTGTTTTCATAGTATGATCTGATTCTTCGATCTAAATTACCTACACCAAAATCCCAAACACCAAACCCACCACCAACTATCAACCAGTTCGACATTCCATGAGTCGATCTTACTTCATGGCCTTCCCTATCATTTCTCATATAATTGGTAAAAGTTGTCTTTTCTTTCAACCCACTATATATAGTCCGCCAATCGGGGTCATCGACAGTGAACAAGAATTCTTTTCTAAATGGAGATGACCACATTACCAGAACGGCAGAGATCGACTGTCTAACTTCTTCCTTTGACAGTTCATAACAGATGCGGTCACAGATGATCTGATTACCAGAACCCATCTGTGCTGAGTTTATCACATCATACTCTTTACCAAGTTGGTATGCCCACGATAGGTGTTTGTCTACAGAATGAGCAGTGAATGAACAACCACCAGTTAAAAATTTATCGTTTACCGCCATAATATCTGGTTGCGTGTCCTTTCTCTACTAGATACTCATTCAATGATTGATCGGCAAATTCACCAACAGACCAAATCTCACCCAAGATTCTACCATACTTGCCCTTGGCATCATATGATTTTGTTTTCAAGGTGGCAAAAGAACCTTCCTTGCAGAAATTCTTGCAGTATTCTTTGGCAGCCAGTCCCAATTTCTTTTCTTCTAAATCTCTGGTGCGACTCTCTGGAGCATTGATGCCATGTAAACGCACTCTCTGGTCATTCAACCAGACACCAAATCCTAGATCGATGTGTACATCAACCGTATCCCCATCGACCCATCGATCAATAATTATTTTATATTCGTACATTGTTTTCCCTACTTGCTGTCAAGTTCAGTACTGATTGCACCCAACATTGCGACCATTGAAGATAACCCAGCGGTATTTGGGTTTTCGGCAAGAGCGGCAGTATCTGGGTTGCCGTCTTCGTCAGTTCCGACACCAGAAGCTGCTACCGCTGCAGCTGCACTAGCGATGGCCGCACTGGCAGTATCGATTTTATACCCGTACCACTCTAGGACAGCAGTTCCATCAGTAACGTCCCCACTGGTGTGCGAGGGAGTTCCACTCCCAGCAGTAACTCCAGCGGTTGTGACCACATAGATTCGGTCAGTTCCGGCAAGCAACTGTTGATTCTCTGTTACCAATAAACTATTGGAATAGTCTGTTGGAGTTCCAAGAACCTCCCGATTGATTTGAGCAATTATATCGTCCAGTTCTGCTGGCATTAATCTGTCTCCGCTAGTTCCGTTTCAATGAATCTAGCAAACTTTTTATTGTCTTTGCCAAACATATCTTGAAACCATTCACTACCCATTTTTTTAGATAAGAATTCTTCTAGTATGGTCATGTATACAATGGTATGTATCGCGCCACCTTTTTTGAATCCAATATAGTAACTTGTATAACCGCACCCACCTACGCAGGCGACCATCAGAAAAAACTGTTCCATTGATAACATATTACTCTCCGGCAATAATTTCGTATATCGTCTTCCAGTTCTGGACGCGACGAACATTGCTTTCATCACGATTATGTTCATGAGCCACTAATAAGCTATTTAGACCTAGTGACTGACCCAATAATGCATTTTCTGGTTTATCTTCTATCCAATAACACTCACTGTCAGCGTACTCTGCCAACGCCTCATCTTTGTCAGCACCCGTGTCTAGGTAAACGTATCGATCAAAGACAGTATCGCCAAACAACTCTCGCAAGTTCTTCGTGCGTAGGTGTTGGGCATATTCATCGTTGCTCAAACTGGTGATACAATGGAAAACGTATCCGTGTTCTTCGTGCAACTTCTTGACATACTTGATGGCATCACGGAGAGGTGGCAGTTTGCGAATGGTGGCAGACTCGTTGAACATCCTAACAAGTCTTTTCTTGTCAGTGTAGTTCAGTGCGTACTTCTCATTGATACTGTAGACGTTCGGCACAACAATAGGATACTCATGCTTGGCCATCCAACGATCAAAAGAGAATTCCCAATCGCACAAGACCCCATCGCAGTCAGTCAGAATGACTTTGTTTTTCACGGAACCTCTTCCCACTGGACTTCGCTGTACAGAACGTCAGCACCTTCTTCCTTTAGTAGTGCGTGGGCCATGTCAGTGACCCCGATCTCATGTATCTCGGACGGATACATGTCGAAAGTAACCTCAAACTCTTCAAAAAACGCTCTGTATTTTTTCATGCTGCCACCTCTTCTGGTGCATACTTGTCCAACCAAGAACGAAGCTCACTGTAAGGAATTTGGTCACCGTTCACCATCTCAAAAGAGACACCGTGACTGACCTGCTCTCCGTTGTTCAACACATCGTAGGCATCGTACTGCTTTGCGATCTCGTTCCGCATACCAGACATAGTTCGGTTTTCAGTCGTGCGGTGAAAACAGATGCGATCTTCCTTGATCGTGCCATAGTAAGGAGCATCCCACTCCTCACAGTGATCTGACAGACGGAAGTCGATATCATCGACCACAGTCTCGCCAACAGAATACTCTTCAAAGTACTCCGACTTGCTGGTGCAAGAGGCTTCAACACGAGCCCACCACTCAGGAGACATATTCTCCTCAATGGTGCAGTTAAAGATATAGGTGTTGCCAAACTTTGGTTTCCAGTACTGCGGGCACTCGCCCTTGCCGTCCCAATCGTGGGCGCCATAGTTTTCCATGTGTTGTGTTTGAATAATGGCTTTCATTTTATTTCTCCCAAAATTTGTGAGATGAGATGTCCCACTTTTCTTCGACAGGTTTCCCATACTCATCTTCATCAACGCAGATGTAGGCAACGGTCTTCAGTATCCGAGCGTAACGGAACCCATCAAGGGTCCAGAGTTTGTGGGGAAAGTCTTGAGCAAACTCAAGGTCTGTATTGCGTGAATACTCATGATAACCACCGACTGAACGCTCACGGAAACACCCTACTGTATTCGGATAATCTTCCCATTTCGCCATTCCCATATCACTCTCACTCTCTCAACTCAATTTAGACTACCATTATAAGCCATTTTGAAGCAAATGTCAAATTTTTCTGCCTCTGTAAGTCATTGATTTGTAAGGAAAAGTAAAAAAAGTTGAAATAATTTCACGCGGATGGGCGATATTTGTCGTAAAATCGACCCCATTGCCAGTCCTCTGGTATCTCAGAGTCCGCCCTGACAAGGTGCATCCTGCCATCTGGTTCGACACACCATCGCATCTTTGGTCTCTCATACGCACGCTGGCGAATCTTGGCGATGGTTTCTGGGCGGTGTTTCCGGCCATACATTGGGTTGAATTCACCACGCCGAGTTCCGGTCATCGTCTCGGAAATCTTGCGTTTGTGATCCTCTTTCAATCCACCCTTGGCGGGGTGTTTGTCACCCAGTTTTGCCTGTCGTATGCGTTCCCGTCCTTCTGGTGTATGCCATGAAGTTCTATCTCTACACTTATCCACGATAGGCAGATTGCGTTTGTTATATGTTATGACGTACTCTCGCACACCCTCAACCGTTGATTGTTTGATAATCAATTCTCTGGGTTTGGGTACAAGTTGAAGAGTGTTTTCATCTACAATCCAAAACTCTTCTCTGCACTGGAATAGAAAAAATCTACTTGCTCTAGTCATTTGATGGAATACCTCAACACCTTTTCGTTGTTGAGACTTTTTGGTAGTGAATACTTGTCAAGGTCTATATTTCCGATTGGCCACCTGTTCAACATTTTATCAGGGCAGTGCTTACTATGCCACTGATTAAACTCGGTACTCCGCAATATTTGATTGTAGTGTTTGTCCACATCGATCATAATGTTTGGAGTCATGAATGCATTTCCAGTGATGTCATCATTGGTTGGATCATCGCCATCCAAGTAACAACACACCAAGTCTTTGCCTAAGATGTCATTCGATAACCAAACGTTAAAGTCTGTTTTCTCCGCTCGGTGGTCAAACATATCAAACTCAGGCCTTATCCGATGAAAGAATAAGGAGTCATCATCAGAATTAAAATTGGCACTGGTGTATATTATATTGTGGCAAACACCCCTGTATTTGTTTCTAAGAGGCAAACTGTCCCAAGAAACAAAAGTCTCCAACAAGTGTACTGACTGATTGATATCATGTACTCTTTCATCCAGCAGAGGATCATCTGATTCATTGTTTTTCAAAAAACATTGAGTAGTGAATTCTCTGTGCAGGATATTCAAATCCGATTGGCGTATGTCAACCTTTGCGTTCCATGTGTACTTCACTCTATTAAAAGCATCAAAGGCAAGAGTCCAATCATACTGTGGTATATTGTCTCTACAATACTCTAGGGCCCGCTCCAATTTCTCTATAATCTTGACAATCCTTTCCCTAGACACCTTGACATGTCCTTGATATGGTGACCAACTAGAAACTTGAAAGTCTTTACTGAGAACCTTGTGACGTTTTCCTCGGAATTGACTTATCTTTTTCATGTACACGGACCACTTCTTCGCAAATTCAGTATCTAATACATCTATTACGAATCTAGAAGTGGTTGTGGTGACATCAATCTGCATTTAAATGCGGGGAACGGTATCTTTCAGTCTGACCAGCATCTCTAGCTTATCGTCATACTCTGCCGCACGGCTAAGTTCTTCTTCGATTGTGGCCAATATATCTGGATGTTCAGCAACACCAACTCCATTCTCCATGAGAATTTTTGCGTTGGTCAAATGTTTTTCTCTCATAGATTCAAACAATGCTTGGAGAGTACGAGTAATTTGTTCTTTCATTTTGATACCTTCTTCTTTTTCGGTGTCTTTTTCTTAGTCTTGACAGGTTTGTTGTACCCAGTGATACCCAGAGGTTCCATCAGTTTTTCCAACTTGGGATACAGGGACAACAAAACGGCGTCCTTCACCGCAGTGAGCACCTTCGCCTCATTTGCGTGAACACCTTCAAGAATCTGCAACCAGTTCATTTCACGTTTCCAATCTGGCAATTTGTTCATGTTGCTTGCGGGATCAAAAAACTGTGAGATGCGGCGCCACTCCAACTGAATAGATGTCTCGCCCATACCTTCTGGGATATCTTCCTTGAGTTTAATATTCTCTGGTTGGCCCTCTGGCAAGTTCCACTCTACCTTTTCGGCACCAACTCCGATGCGTACAAGTGGCACTAGAGTCTGATTAGTACCGGCCCATTGTTTGAGTCTTGATACCTGTTCATCAACTGACTCACCCTTCAATACCCAATCAAACCCCTCGTCGGTTTGTCTAAATTTCATTTCAAAATTCCTCTGCTTTATCCATCAAACGATGTAAATTAAACTTACTGAAATACTTATGCACATCGCCACGACCTTTATTTTGTTGTAGTTCGTACTGTGCTACGATTTCATCTTGAATGTTCTGTGGTGTCTGTGATAAGTCAACCATAGTTCGGTTGCGAATGTATCCCTCCACCATGTCACCAGTAACCCACTCTTCTGGTTTCTGTGTCTTCCACTCTGCAATGAGAGTTTTGCGAATGGGTCTCTGTCTGTTGCCATTCACAAACACATCATCATCACTGAGAATGTTGGGCACACCATCACCCTTGTCACCAGCGATGATGTGTTCCATTAGAATTTCCTGTGCCGTAGAAGTGATCTCCACAAACTTTTTGCGGATAGGTGACCACTGTTTGACGTTCTCCCACTTCTGCAACTGTTGAAAGTCATGGTCAGCAGAGACGACCAAGAAAGGTTTTGGTTCTTGGAATAATGAGTGTTCGGTTAGATCGTTTGTCTGACTGTAAGCAGCAAGTGTACCGATCACATCATCTGCCTCTGCACCTGTTACATCAATAACAGGGTAGGGCATAAACTCATCAAGTTCCGACTTCACCTGACCCAGACAATCAAAGATAGTGTTCCAATCGTAACCACTGGCCTCTCGCGTTTTTTTGCGGCTTGCTTTGTAGTTTGGGAACACTTCTCTGCGCCAGTACCGGCGATTGTCACAGGCTATGACAACCTCACCAAACTCCTCACCCCACTTGGTTCGGTAACTCAGTATGGTACTCAAAATCATGTGGCGAATCAGATCAAAATCTACGTCACTCGTTTTTCTTTTATTCATCTCAGCCATCAGGTTACTGATACTGATCTGATTATAATCAACTAATATCATCTTCTGTTCCCCATACAATTCCAAGATCGGGATAGTATGTGTACTTCTCCCGTTTTGGATTTCCATCCTTGTCATATGCCATAGCCACACAGTGTCGAATCATTCTCTTTTCCATGTTCGCACCGTAGTAGTCTGACGCCCAATCACCATTCTTTAGGTAACCTTCCATCAATGCAATGTATCCTTTGATCTTTGCATCTTCGGCAATGGCGCCCTTATGGTTTGTCCTTATTTGTTGTCGGATCGCAGGCAACTTGTCACGGTTCTCTTTGATCCACGACTTCACCGTTTGAAAAGACAGGGGATTGTCTTCGGGCAAAGCAAGGACATCTGGGTGGATGTTTTTGTATGTGGGTGGGTTGGATTTGGCACGTTTCTCTCGCGCCAACTTGAGACGTTCCGCAGCTGCGGCACGTTGTTCTTCGGTCATAGGTTTGCGTCTACGCCGAATCTTTGGTTTGGGTGTGGTTGCCATTATGGACTCCTTGTATTACTATTATATAGTAACACAGAGGAGCCTCGGATGTCAAGGATTAAAATCCCTTACCGAAATGAAGGATATTACCGATGATTAGTGTTCTCCACTCAGACTTTTCTACGTCAAACACCGTAACGCATGTCGAGCTACCCCTTCCCTTGGTATCCGATTGAGTGCCAGTGCCAGTAGTTTTGGGCACAACGGATTCTTGCAGTGTGGCCTTTACCACTCTTTCGGTCCCATCCTTTTTCCTGTACAAGATATCACAAGTATTGTTGACCAGAACATCCATGACCGACTGTTTGTTTAATGTTTCCATACTTCTTTTCCTTTCATTTCAAAATAAAGATGATTAGCAATTTCACGGTGGCATTTTTCGTCTGGATGATATCCGGGCATTTTGCCAACAAAATCTGGGTGGTCTGGATGTAGATACATGCGAGAGAAAAGTTTAGTAGACATCTCTGGCATCGACGTTACAGACTCCAGTTTATATAACATCTTATCATAAATTCTTCCTTCACGCAAGAGATTATAGTAAGTTTCTTGTTTAAATGATCCCATGTCGAAAAATTCTTGCGGGTCGGAAAACAAATTCATTATTCTATCAAAATTGCCAGACCTCACCAATCTGCTCACACTGGTGCATGTTTCGGCTTCATCTATCACCTTCAATCCAGCCAAAACCCAGTTCCACATTTCTACATTATGAAAAGCATCCCATATATAACACGGAATATTTTTCGATCTGAACATGTAGACTAGAGATTCTACCAACCTCAACGTATCTAAGGATTGATGAATTGGGGAGTTGAATAAATCATGAGATAATATATCATCCTTCATCAAACTAAAGTTCGTAAGACGTTCATCATTGTTATTTCTAAGTTCTCGGAGATCATGACTATTCCAGTTAGAGTTTTCTTCAACCGAACCGAGTCCACACAAATCTTGCGTGTCACTGTAAATGCCACCCTTGCTCCATCCAATAAAATCAACACCAACGTGTCCATCGTTATCACACATCACCGCACACGGTCTACTGGGTTGCCACCTATTAACAAAGTTTTCATTTACAGGCACTTGAAATCTTTCTGGCCCACTCAGTTGAATTACTGCGGCACCACTAAAATTTTTATTATCTGGGTTATCAAAATAATCCAGTGTAGTTCTCCACGTTCTCCAGTTGGAACCACCACCCCTAGCAAGATTGACAGGTTCTAAATTTAATTTTTCTGCAAGGACAGCAGACCATCTGAGTTGTGCTCTTTGCTCTGGATCAACCCACTGATATGGCCGGTTTTTGTCTCCGTCAAAATATCTGGTTTCTTCGGATAACTCTGCGCCCAGAGTGACAGAACAACCATTTACAAATAGTTTAGTCATTGTTTTCCTTGTCTATCAACCATCCCAATTTTGTTCTGAGAGTTTTGTCAAGTCTTCTAAACTGAGCCAGTTCAGTTTCACTCAGTTCTTCTGTTTCTTCTACTTCTGGTATCACAACCTCTTCGACCACTGTATCATCTATACTGACAGCGGTGATTACCTCACCCCGCCTCTGCATCCATGTCATGTTTGATGAGATAACCAGAAGAATAGCGAGAGGATCGAATACCAAAACAATAAGGATAATAATCCAGCGGACAGCTGCATCAAAATGATCTTGTGCTTCGTCTCCATAAATTAACTCCGCGATATATTTTAGAGGCCCAACTTCCGCCTCAAGAGCCAAGGATTGTTTCTGTATAGGGATGAGTTGAGTTTGAATTTCTTCGATAGTTGTGTACGCAGTGTCGATCTGAGCGTTGATAGTTCGCCTTTCCTCTGCCTGCCCCTCACGAACCGCGAGTGACCCCGATGGTCCTCGTATTCTATCGTATTCGATGAGAGTTTGTACGGCACCGTCGAGTTGAGACAATACAGTCTCTGCATCTTCAATAATAACCTGTTGACGATCAATTCTGCGTTGAAAGTTTTGTATCTGAAGTTCATTGTTGCCACCCGCGCTTACGGTATGTTCAATGTGTGCCTTTGATAAGAACCCAAAGATGCCTATACTAGTTATAATAGACAAGACTACAACAGCAACAGTAAAATAAGATTTCAATAAAACAGCGGCGGTGTCCCAGTTTCGGTACAACCAAGATGCAGTAACCAGTTTCGCCACCTCCAATACCGCACCCATAGTGAGAATGGGAATCGCAGCTGCGGGAAAAATTGCCATCAGTCCTACGATGGAAAACCATCCGGCGACTGCGGAAACGGATAGTGCTGACAATACTAACAGAGACAAAAATATCATTGGAATGTTTTCTTTTCTAATTCTATCAGCGTCATCTCATTCTTTTCGTCATTACCGTCTTGTACGAAACTGATTTGGAATGGGGAGAGGTCTTCTATGTAGTCTTCAGCCTCGGCCGTAAGATTAAAGTCGGGGGATGGCAACAGAGGGGAATTGCACTCCATTGACAGGACATCCTCAAAAGAGATTGTGGTGAAGTTTGGGTCTTCATGTGTTCGTTGATGAAACAAATACACCTCCGTCATTCTTTCCGCGAAATTACGGGCGAGTTTGTTTTTGTCAATATTGTCAGTAGATACTTCTACGGGCGCCTCATCATTTTTTTCCCACTGCCACCTTTGCGACATGTTGGCAAGTGCAAACGATCTCCACTGAGAAACCAATTGTCTTCTAATGTAAACTTTTTGATGTTCTACTATATCACAAAGACCATGAACGTGAGGGTAACCCTTAGCAATCAGTCTTCTATCAGCATCCTCTATCGTGTCTGCGTTATCCATAAAAAATTCTGGGGGTTGCATACATGCGGCTTCAAATAGATTGAAGTGACATGAGCTGCCAGCAAATTCTATAGATTGATAAAGGGGGTCTTTGCCTTTTCTAAAAGCCGTACCATAAGCGTCGATGTCAGGATATTTCCCACCAGTATCCCAATCCAAGTCCTCAAGACCAGAGTACAACACTGGGTCGGCCTGGCATCTTGCATACTGGTAGTGCCAAGAACCATTTCTCGGTCCACCGAATATAAAAACATGATCTGTCATTTTGGTTTCCACTCTACGGGCGTAAACTCTGACAAGTGACTTCTTCTCAACCTAATATTCAACATGTCGTTGAGACAGTTATCATCTTCTCTTTGTTGCCACTGCAAAAGAAATTCTTGCATCTTTGCATGAGATTTTTTCTCATACTCCGCAATAGTTACTTTGGTCAGTTCGCCCTCATACTCTTTTACTATTGTGCTACTGCCATAATATTTCTCATACAGATTTTGTGGTTTGCATGAGTATCCTATGTAATATCTTCCGTCTGGAAAATATGTGCAGTAGACTCTATGTGTCTTCTTTGAGGAGGTATTTTTCTTTCTCTTCTTCGTGGTCATAACCATCAGGTAACTCTTGCACTGTTGAGTTACTATTTATGGTCTTGCCATCACCCCACAATCTCTTCATAGCATCTTCTTTGGACACGGATTCAAGTTTTGGTTTCTTATGTACTTGTTTTGATTTTGCCACGATATGGTCTCTCCATTCCACGGTAAATGATAAGTTTCCACCAAGGCAGATTCCTTGGTATTTTTTTCATGGTGTATTCCCAAGCCACACCATCAACATCCTGATATACACAGTGGTATCCTCTCCACCGTTTACTTGCTATGGGTATTACTTTACCAACGAATCCCTCAAACACCAATCTCTTGACTGCGTAGTACCAGCAGTTTGAGTATGGGGTGAGCAGGACAATTGGCATTAACAGGAACCACAACAAAAACAACCACGCGGTCATTAAAACTCTAGGGATTTTCATCTTCTATTTTTTCTACTTTCATTTCACACTTCTCTAGAAATTTCAAACCTTCGTCTGTTCTGAGGTGTGGGTTTTTCCAAACCACTCTGGAAATACCAGATTGGTATATGAGTTTGGCGCAATCCAAACACGGTGCTGTGGTGACAAACAATGTAGCCCCAACACAATTTTCATTTGATCTAGCAACCTTTGCGATTGCATTTGTCTCTGCATGTAACACTTCGGGTTTGGTTACATTCTCAACTTCACATGTGTTATCCCATCCAGAAGGCATACCATTATATCCGATAGAAATAATTCTATTCTCTTTTACAATGATACAACCAACCTTTAATCTAGTAGCAGAAGAAAGGTTGGCGTATACTTGAGCGACCTGCATGTGTGCATAATCAAACTTTACCACTCAATTTCTTCCTCGGCCTCATCGGGAAACAATTCCCGTTGATTTGGGTCATAGAAATCTTCTAGTTTCCCACCGCAGAAAGAACAAAATGATACCTCGTAATGCTCACCTGACATATCATGTTTTATTTGATAAGTTGCCTCACAGTCTTGACATTCTATATACAACGGTTTCATGCAGCAGTACCCCAGACATCTCCCCAATCACCAGACAGTGCGCCACGGGCGTAGTCTGTTGCACGATTCTCAAAGAAATTCGTGTGGGTCGGTGCGTTAATCATCTCTTCTACCCACGGCAGAGGATTCTTCTTAACCTTGAAGATACCCTTCATACCGAGCGAGATCAATCGACGGTCACAAATATATCGAATGTATTTCTTCACCTCTTCGTTTGTGAGTCCTTCCATTGGTCCCATGGCAAACGCGAGATCAATAAACTTGTCTTCTAGTTGTACCATTTGCTCGGCAATGGTGTAGATTTTGGATTTGAGATCATCATTCCACAGATCAAGGTTCTCTTCAACATATGTTCGGAACAGTTTAATCATAGACTCGGCGTGCATTGTCTCATCAACAATAGACCAAGTTACAATCTGTCCCATACCCTTCATCTTTCCGTGTCGCGGGAAGTTCAGAAGCATAATGAATGATGAAAAGAGTTGCATACCCTCGGTAAAGGCAGAGAACGCGGCAATGTTTGTTGCAACCGATTCTCTTGACCCATTGGTGTTAGATAGATCAGTAAAATAATCATGCTTATCGCGCATGGCTTCATATTCAAGGAATTCATTGTATGTACTCTCTGGCATACCCAGAGTTTCGATGAGGTGTGAGTATGCAGCGACATGCAATGCTTCTCTCGCGGCGAATCCCATCAACATCATTCTGACTTCTGGTTGGGGGAAGTATGGCAGATAGTTTGTTACATATCCACCAGCGACATCAATATCACCTTGAGTGAAAAAACGAAAGATGTTTGTTAAAAATGCTTGTTCTGACTCGTTTAGTCTACTCTTCCAATCTTTTACGTCTTCTGCCATCGGTACTTCGGTGTGTAACCAATGTGATTGTTCGTGTTTCAACCACGCCTCGTATGCCCAAGGATAGTTGAAAGGCTTGAAGTAATCTCGGTCCTGCGTTAAATCTGTTTTAGCCACTTACTGCTCCTTAGAAATGTGTGTCCCACTCAGGGGTCATAGAAAATTTGATTAGGTCTTCGTATCCACCAATATGATAATCACCAATGTATATCTGAGGAACCCGTCCCTCGGATTGATATTCTTCGGTGTACTCTACTTCCATCCCCATTAAAAATCCTTTAGCGTCATCACAATAGCTACAGTCATCTCTTGAAAGAATTTTTACCTTACTCATTGCCGGTGTCCTCTTTGTTTATTTGTTTGAAACCCCATTCCCTTTCTTTACACCACCAACATTCACCACACCGACCTCTATTCAATTCCGTACAACTGTGAGTAATAGGCATAATCTCATCCGCGATCCCAAGTGTAAAGCCCCAACGTATAGTTTGGTCTTTGGTCATATTTGCGAATGGTTGTCCTACAAACTCCTTGTGTTTTTCTTCCGGTTCCCATCGGTCATTGGGTAGAGGATATCCCTCTGGCAACATGTCACGTTGATTCGGGGGATACTTGTTCGCACCGTTCAACAGGTAGTCGGCATATCCCTTTTCAAAAATTTCATATGCGCCACTTGTGACGTAATCTGAGGGATTGTCTGAGCTGATCTGTCCTACGAGTGTTGTTTTGATTGTTGGTATTTTCAATCGCTGACAAGACCATTCCAATACTTTGTTTGCGTAGTGTTCTGCACCGTCCAACTTAGGGACTGTGAAGGGGTTACAAACTTGGTTTCGCGCAAGACACACAGATTTGGCAACATACCACAATACTGCGCTGTCCCATCCACCGGATATCACAACAGCGATCTTTTTATTTATCGGGATCATTTTTTCTAAAGTGTAAAACATTCCCATTATCCTTCGCAGGCAAGACAAGAATCTTCATCAATAAGAGACTGCATATCTATCTCTTTGATGACCTCTCTTTCGATCCTCTTTGATACTCTGTCTGCCTTACCTAGTTTCTCTGATCGGCAGTAGTACATAGTCTTCAATCCACGTTTCCACGCAAGAAAGTGGACAGCGTGTAGATACTTGATGTTTACATCGGGTCTGAAGAATACGTTCAATGACTGCGCCTGATCGATAAAAGACTGTCTGTCTGCGGCGTGTTCGATTACCCACCGTTGATCGATTTCCATTGCGGTCTTGAAGATGTCCTTCTCCCAATCATCAAGAAAACTTAGATGTTGTACTGAACCATCATTGGCGATTATCGACGACCAAGTTTCGTCATAATCGATCTTCGGATTCTCTTCAATTTTACTTTTAATGAGGACATCCAAATGCTTATTTTTGTTGAGATACGCACCACTAAGCGTGTCCTGGCGATATGCGTTAGCCCTAAAAGGTTCAATAGACGGTGAAGTGTTACCCATGATAATACTACTACTAGCATTGGGAGCGATAGCCATAATGTGACTAAATCTTCTCCCTGTGCCTGCTGCGTCAGGCGCTTCACCTCGTTCTTCACCAAGTTCCAAGTTTGCGTCATTTAAACGACTCCTGATTAATTTAAACATTCTTAGATTAGCACCCTTCGCCATTGCATTTTCCCAAGGCAATCCTTTCTTTTGCAAATATGCGTGAAAACCTAGAGCACCAATACCAATACTTCTTTCTCTAATTGCAGAAAACTTGGCCCTCTTCACTTGATCTGGGGCGTTGTCAATAAAGTATTGCAGTACGTTGTCCAACATCTCTGCAACATCTTTCAAGAAATTACTGTCCTTTGACCATGCGTCATAGTTTTCCAGATTGACGGAAGAGAGACAACACACGGCAGTACGTTCTTCGTTAGTCGGAAGAATGATTTCAGAACACAAATTTGATTGATGAATCTTCAGTCCCAAGTCCTTCTGGAATTCTGGAAGATTTCTATTACTGGTATCAATGAAGTGAAGATATGGTTCACCCGTCTCCATGCGTAGTTCCAGAATCTTCTGCCACAGTTCCTTGGCGGACACCGTGTCGCGAATTGCTCCACTATGGGGGTCAGTAAGGTTCCAACCATCATCGGCGTCAGGGTCCGCCATGCACCGCTCTACGAGTTCCATGAACCTGTCGCTGATGTTGATGCCATGATGTAAATTCAAACATCTCCAGTTTTGGTCTCCTGTTGGTTTACGCATCTCCAAGAACACTACAACATCTGGGTGTGAGATGTCCAAGTATGTGGCATAGGAACCACGGCGAGTCCGTCCTTGTCTGTACGCCAGACAAGAGGCGTCATATGTCTTGAGGTGAGGCATAACACCGACCGACTTATCGTCACTGGCGCGGATACCGAACCCGATACCGACACCACCACCTAACATAGACAACCAGTTTGTTTCCGAAAGATTTTCAACAAGACCTTCGGCGGTGTCGTTGATGTAATTTAGAAAACAAGAAATAGGCATACCACGTTTCGATCTACCGTAAGATAGAATCGGGGTTGAGTATGACAACCAATGTTTACTGGAATACTCGTACAATCGCTGAGCGTGTTCTGGATTAGAACCAAACGCCTTGCTGACGAAAGCAAATCTTTGTTGCGGAGTCGTTTCCTCATCCGTCATGTAACTTTCTTTCAGTCTTTGCAGACCCAACTTGTCAAATAAATCATCACGCGAGGTATCAATCTGAATACCCAGATATTCTTGTTTGGCCATAATCTTATTTCTCTTCTAGTGCGTCTACTATGTCTGGGAAATGAATGCCAACGATGTTCCAACATTTGTCGGCAATTTTCATGTGTTCTTTTTGTGTGCCGTTCTCACGGCGTAGTTCGCAATAGTGAATCCAAGAACGCAATGTACCACCCATATACAGTGTTGATTCTGTAAGTCCTTCTGGTAATACTGCTCTTGCCTGTTCCTTTGCGATTCCGTTGTCTAACGCCCACTGGTAAATCTTTTTTGTCTCATGGATATGTCGGTGTTGCATCATATTCCATTCTTCAGACAAACGTCCTTCTGGGGTTGAAAGTCCGTCTTTGCGGACACGGTGATCTATTTCGATGCTGTTCTGTCTATTCTTGGGGTCTTGCAATCTTGCTTGACGAGAAGTAAAATTCTCACTGACCGCATACCGCTGACTAAACTCTTGAAAACTAAAACTTCGATGTCTCAAGATTTGTCTGGCGATATCCCGCGTAGTTTTAATCTCCATTGTCATGTGTACCATTTCAAATGGAGACCAGTGATTATTTTTTGCTAAGTACCGCAAAAGTTTGGGAGAGGTTTCTTTATTATTCTGGTTGTCGGGGTTACTCACCCTAGCAACATATGAAACCAACTCTCCCGCAGTGCCACATCCTGTGATAGCAGAAGGTTTTGATACACTAATCAAATTCACTTCACTCATTATATATTCCTTTACAACTTAAACTTACTTAGACTTCAATCCATCCTGATACGCGGATACCATCTTCTTCTTTGTTTGACGAGCGTCCAACTTGATACCCTGCTTTGCAGCTTGTGCATCTAGTTGCTTTTTGGTCAACTTCATCAACTCTTCATAAGAAGGTAGTCCGAGTGATGCGAGACCTACGTCATAGTTTGCTTCTACCTGTTCCGGTGTCAGCGATTTTGATGCTCCAGTAGCGTTGTCAATCGCCTTTTCAGCTTTGGGTTTAAACATGAAAGTCCAAAAACCCCAAACAAACAATACTGCGACACCGGCAAGAATTAAAAATTCCATTACCATCTCCTAACATTTTTTCCATTGGTTAAAGTTAAATTGAGCAGACAGTCCACGGTATGTGTTGTTGTCTACTATATCTTGTACGTTCAAACCACTTGTTACCATATCATTTATATCTTTCTGAGATATGCTCTCAGGCCAAATAACGACATTGTAATTCTGATCGACGTACTTTGACATCAACTTACAAACATCCTTGTTCTTCGGTTGATTATCAAAAACGATGCGAATTTTTTCTGGATCAAAACCTAGACTATCTATCTTATTGAAAGATGTTCCGGCACACGCAATGCAGTTGTCAAGAAACAGAGAATCCAGTGGACCCTCAACAACAGTGGCCATCTTTGTGTTATCCACCTGTTCCAATCCAAATACAGTAGGAGCATCTTCCCTAACTTTGACAAGGATGTATCTCAGTGTCTCACCACGCATGGCTCGCAAAGAAACGGCAGTCAATCTACCGTGTTTGTCAAAGAATGGAATTGCTAGTCTGGGTTCCTCCGTAATAATACTCGCCGCATACTTCTCATTCAGTTGTACAACATTTTTTATGTTGTCAATATAGTAAAGTCTGTCCCAAACTTTCTTGGGGATATCTCGACTCTCCACATATTCGACAACCTCATGGTCATATGGTAATGTGCTTACCTTGTCCATTATATTATCTATAAGAGTCTTTACTTTTGGCTGTTCTGGTTCTTCGTTTTTGTCAAAGAGGGTGTGTCCGTTGGGTGTCCAATTGGACCCCGTTGGTTGCCACTGTTTTCTTTCTCCCTCGGTGTACTTCTCTAAACAATATTCCTTGTATGATAATGGGTCAAGTTGTTTCAAAACATTCCCAAAACTAGCTCCGTATCCACATTTGTGACACTTGTAGATCATGTTGTTTTCTTTGCGGAAGAAGTATCCACGCATCTTGTTCAGTTTGCGTTTGGAGTCTCCACAGAAGGGACATCTCACATTAAAGAGATAGTCATTCTTGCGCTTGAATTTCTCAAAACGATAGGAAATGAAGTTTAGGTATTTTACGTCAACATATAGCATCAGTCTATAGTACTAGAAACCCATGTATAAGTCAAGGTCTTTTTTGATTTTCAAAGATTTTTCTAGTCTAGATACGTCATCTGCAAGTCGGGGTACTTCGGTAGGTAGTTGAATCTCTTCCAAGATTTCAAAACATCTTTTTTGGTTGTGTTTTCGGCACTCCAAAGTTTCTTCATGCAATTCTGGTAGTGTGTATTCTTCTCGCAGTCGTTTGAGTTCTCTAACCAACCCTCTTGCCCTGAGATATGGATTTGGTTCCATGTCATACTCGTAGTTGATTATTTGGTGTGGGAAATGAAATCCCCATTCCATGAGTGGGTCCATCATATTTTTGTTGCCAAAAATCAGAGGTAGTCTCATGCCAAGCATCGGTTTCCAAGTTTTTTCTGTATAGAACGTGTGATCTTCATGTGTCTCTACCACCAAGTCAATGAGACACAGATCATACCAAGGCGGGAATCTGTGAGTCTTTTGTTGGTTATCACCTTTCCATACACATCTATCGACATCTTCTCTGTAGTGTTCTACAACATCCCTATAGATGCCTTTGCCGACAAAGGTGACATACTGACCAATACACCTCTGTGACAGTAACAGGTCATAAATCATCTCTCTGTGGGGTCTCTTCTGACCCAACATACATGTATACAATTGGCAGGGTAGGCGGGATGTTTGCCAGTATTGTTCTGGGTCTACGCCGCTGTTTACGATATCCCAACAGGCATTCACCGTATCAATTAACCAGAAGTACGGCCAACTAATAAATTTTGTGTTGTTTTCGGGGTATTGTTTTGGATGTAAGTTACCAGTGATTTCTGTGTAACTTTTGACTTTTAGGGGTCGGTTGTTGTAATCGTAATCAGGTACAATTTCTACTTCATTGGAATTGTAAAACAAAACATCTTCGTTGTGGTATCGTCCACGCAGTAGAGAGTCTTTGGTTTGGTTATCGTTGATTACAATCATTACATAATAGTACCACCAATGTGGCCAAATGTCAACCCAATAAGTTCATAAGACTCGCGTTACCAGCAATAAATCCAAGTACTGCAGCAGCACCCATAATCATCCACTGTCTCTTTTCTACATTGCGGAGTCGTTCTTCTTCTATGCGTTGTTGATCCAACATTGCATCCTTCAAATCTGCTATAGAATCCATGAGACTTTTAGTCTCTTCTTTCATCTCTTCAGATAATTCTCTATGAACCGTAGTGATCCTAGAGTGAAGTTGTTCATACCTCTGGTCAAACATAGAAAATTGCGTCTCCAATTCGATTTCCGTAGCGTTAATTCTAGTTTCGTGAGAAGATAATACTTCTCGTATGGATACGTTTAGTTCTGCAATTTTTTCTATGGAAGTGTCAAGACGACTAAAAAATCCTTCCATTTTTCTGGTATCAGCTTCCAGTACGGCGATTCTGGTCTCAGTTGACATTTGGAAACTTCCTCTTCTTCTTTCTACGTTGAAGAGGCATTGCTATGGATTTTCGGCCTGGTTCACCTTGCGCGTCAGTTCCCAGACCAGCGATTTTACCACCCGTCATTGGTCCTGCAACATTAGCGATTTCTTCTCCCATCATGAAATATTTGAATGGGACATTACCAGCTTCTAGAATTTTAGCCTCAGTGATTACATTTTCATCTTGTGAATACATATCAAGTAAAACTTGAAATTCATCATCTGACATATTTTCGATGTCATTGTTTTCTCTTATCATGGCAATAGCAGAAGCAAATACTAATAATCTTCTGGCAGCTGCATTTGATGAGGTGGTCAATGCTCTACGAATTTTGAATCCGAGTCTATCTAAAAAGGTGTATGCGTTTCGTTCTTCGGAGGTGCGAGGGTCTTTAATTTTGTTGCCTTTATTGTCGATGATACCCATCTCAAAAGCTGGATGCTTCTCGTAGGGTGTACTAAACAACCTGAGAAGTCTTATCGCTACGAGACTATCAACTACAGTTCTTGACATCAGATATTCCTAAGTATGTTAATAATTTTAAAGTCCAGTGGTATATCATCACCGCGAACACCACCAGTAATTATTGACTCCAAAGGCATCCGGTTTAGGAATACCAAAAAAGTTTTTAGTATTGACCAATGTTGTTTATCAATCTTGTAAAACAACATTGGAGTAGCATGTCTATCAAACACGTTGTATAATACTATAAGGTGATTCAAGATGAGTCTGTCATTTAATTGACCCGATCTTTCATATCTTCTAAACAACCTCTTCAGATACTTGAATCTTTTTACATCTTCCTCAAAGTCTTCGATCCCCGAACACTCTGGACTGTTGTAATGTTTTATAGCATAAACAAGATAATTACTTTCATTCAATTCAATCATATTATTATTAGGTTACCGCAGCAGAACCCCCAACCATCCACCACTTCGATCCTGCATAAATCAGAAGGGCGGTGTCACCAGCACTGTCAAAGGTAATAGTGTCATGTCCCAGATCGCTGTCATCCAGCAAAAGGGTCACGGCACTAGCATTAGAAGTCATGATGATAGTTTTTAACTGACCTGTAGTTCCACCAGTGAGGGTAAGAGTACCACCAACAGCAGGATCAACAATCAGATGTACGTTGTAATCATTTGACAATACACCAGCACTTGTAACATTTATATGATCTCCAATAGAAACCTTGTCTGCGAACAATGTTGGAGTAGAAATCTGTCCAAATATGTTTGCAGTACTAACTTTCTTACTGGAACCACCTTGTACAAGGTAGTGGGTATCATCAGCGGCCACCGAGGTGGCCGCAGTGAGTTCTGATAGTTTTGAATCAGACATCAGTTAAACCTTATGAGTCGGGGAATTCAGTATCGTCATCATCGGCAGTAGCGACAGCAGTACCCGTTCCAGTACCAGCGCCAGAAGCGGTGAATACTGTGCCTGGGTTAGAGTCAGCGGCACCAACTGCGGTGAAGTCGGTAGTTCCAGTGGTAAGAATTTTGTACTCAGTTGCGGCGGCAAGAGCAGTAGCGACAACACCTACAGCCGCCTCGTATACTGCGTCAGTAGATGCGGATGCCATAGCAACAAGAGTTTCATACTTCTTGCGCGAACCGACAGTAGTTCTCCGTACCCAACCGGGCTGTGTAATACCAGCAGTAGCAGCGACTTCCGCTTCGTCAACCATAAAGATTTCAGATGCAGGAATCCCAGTAATTACTGGCTTATTGGATTTTGACCATGCGCTCATTGTGACTTTCTCCTTGGGTCTATTATTTTATTTATACGTGCTTCTTAAAATGATCGTGGCTCTTGTGGGCAGACGTTTGCATTGCTTGTTTGTCAGCGGGTTTGCTGTTCATGTACTTATTCAAGAACTTTGCAGCGTGTCCTTTACTGATCTTGTGCGTCTTCCCATCTTGGAATTGAACCTCTTTACCAACGGTAATTGCTTTTCGCATCTGAGGTACAATGTGTTCGATTTCTTTTGCGTTTGATGCGTCACTGACCTTTGCGGGTTTGTCCGACTTAGTAGGAGCAAGACCTTTCTTATCATCCGCATCATAGTCTCTCTTTGCATCCGCAGCGGCATCTTCAGTGATACCCTTCTTCTTCATGAGTCTTGCCTTGGCAGCACCAGCATCTTTATTTGAGATACGCATCCCACCAGTGTTGTGACTTGCCTTGTCCTTTGACATAGCACCAGAAGACTTTGCATAATCATTCTTCATGGTGTAGTTTTCATTCTTTGCGTTGTGTGCGGCATCTACACTGTTGAAGAATTTCTTTTTCTCTTCTGGGGACATAGAACCAAGAGACTTACCTGATTTCTTCAGCATCGCCTGAAACTTTGCCTTGAATTCCATTTCGATCAACTCATCCAACTCTTCATCGGAGTAGTCATCGAACATACCTTCGTTTGCAGTGCGGAGAGCCTTCTGAGCGCCTGGGTGATTAGAAAGACCTTTCTTAATCTTTTCCATCTTCTTTGCGGCACCCGTCATGTCACCACCCTTGTGACGGGGGTCATTTGCAATACCCTTCGCCATCTTAACTTGTTTACCAGTGATATACTCTTTGAGTTGATATCCCTTGTCATCGCATTCGGAACAACCTTTACCCCTACACTCTGGACAATCAACCTTTTTAACTTCGTCAAGGCCCGGATCAGTTTCCCTCTCAGTCTTTGAAACTTTGCGAGAAAGTCTCTCGGCGGCCTTCTTGGCGCGTTGTCGAGAATCTTCTGCGTCTGAGCCAGGATTCTTAACTTTGTACTCGTCGAGTTTTGATTTCTTAGCGGCGGCAAACGGATTGTTCATGTCCACGGTAATTTCCTCTTCGGTCTCTTCTTTGGAGAGTTTAGCAGCGATGGCCATCTCTCTCTTCTTTTCTTTAGACTTGCCCTTAAATTGGGGTGCATCAGACTTTTGGAAGTCCTTGATGACTTCACCCATTTCCATGTCTTCAACCTTTTCTTCTAGGTCTGTTTCTTCGTTAGTAGCAGGAACCTTGGCAGTAGATAAACCATACTTCTTGTAAACGGATGAATATCTCTTCTTACTTGCAAGACGGTCACCCTTCACACGTTTTTTAATCTTATCTACATCCTGAGTACCAACC